GAATGATCCGGTTCGTAATGTAATTAATTGCTCTACATTACTAGCTCTTAGTTCATCTAATTCCATATGTGCAAAAATGTTAACCTGTCTTACTACAGCTTTGCTAACATCTTCATAACAAGTAAACATAGGATGATCAATGGTGATTTCCTCTAGTTTCTCTGTATCACAGTGTGAAATTGCTCCGGATTGTGGTTTATAACGGTATTTTTCTTGAAACATATCCACTCTTTCCTCATATGTAATTTCCAGATCGGGAACAGGTAGATCATGTTCGACAGCAACTTGAGTCATTTGCTGTCTACGTTGTTCGTACACTTCCTTACCATGGAAGAACCATTCACGGAGAGCACTGCCAATGTTCTGTGCACTGACTGAAATTGGTGATTCCGTTTTAGATTCAATGATGGAATGGAGGGATTTAAAAAGACTATTTTCGTCTAATTTTCCCACAATCAACCCTAGATCGGGATTATACTCATTCTTTCGTTTTAGAAAATCTGCTTCATCGTCTTTCATGAAAGCGACTGGTTCTGATTCCTTGTCTGGCATAGTATATCCGATACTGTATCGGGCTAGATAATTCTTCATTTGTATGTGATTGAATTTATCATAGCCCTTGCGAACACTTCCTTTCCCATCGTCTCCATATGTTGCGAGACGCATGAGATCCCAAACTGTTGCAGCACGACCTAGTCCCAACTCCTTACCAATAGATACCATGTCTTCTTCCGTGTATTCGTCGAAGAATGCGAGTCTGTGTAATAATGAGTTGACTATACTGTTGGTGTATACTGTCATGTTTTGACCAGATGGGTTTGACCCATGCAAGCGTAAGATAGTGCCATCGTAATTGATGAGAGGTGAGCACACCGCGTGTGCAATGACCCTCATACGATTAAGATCAACGGTAGTGTAATTTCCACTCCATTGAGCAATATCTATTAAGATCTGATTTGCTGCCACAGTGAGTTGCTCTGGCATGCTCAAATCATATTTTGAGAAGTCTCCCGCTATAATTCTATCTTCTCCAAAATGTTTCATGTGTTCAGCTAATGCATTCCACTCGGGTCCATGAGAATTAATACCTACAGCGCATTCGGATACGAGAGGGTTCATGGATAAGAATCTACCGCA